AACACTGCGGTGGGAGTTGTAGTCCCGATGCCGACGTTGCCGATATTTACTATTAACCCTACTCCCGTCCCAGCACCTGCAACACCATTATTGATAGCCAGACCATTTGTATTAAGTACTGCGTAAGTTCCATTACCTATACGATAATGCATATAACCGCCCGATACAGCATTAAAAAGTGTTCCCGCCCCAAAATCATCAAGAAAAGCGTAATTAGTAAAATCAGGAGTTGCCGATGTTAACCAAATCCCCTGATAAGTTGCGCTCCCACCCCAATTGCCGATTTTTACGCCATTGGCTTGCATCTTACCACCCACGACATTTCCACTTGTATCTACGGTGAATTGATTTGAAGAACCAACGGATAAAAGTTGGGATGGACTCGTCGTCCCGATGCCGACGTTGCCGTTAACTATCAAATTATCCAAATCATCACTATCGCCTACTGTTAGCATAGTTTCATTATCTACGCCGTCATTGTCGTTGATGGTTAAAGCGCCTGTCATTGTATCGCCAGATTTTTGCACAAATCTTCCAAGTATAGACCCTGAAACTGGTAGTGATAAATGGTCGTGAATATCCCCATCCCATACACTGACAGTCGGAGAATAACCTGAAAGGGTAGAGGGCGTAGCGATAAATTTAAGCCATAATCTTTTACCAGCAGGAACGATAGTTTCTGTGGTTACTATAATATATCCTTCATATAAAATTTTACTTGTAGTAAGGTTGGCTGTTATTGGGCTATTAGTCCCTATTTGGACTGGATTAGATGTCCCATCGCTATCTACATAAAATAATTGAGTGCTTAATGTTACTGTTTTTCCACTTACGGTAGTATCTACTTTCGCCTGATAATGGGTGAGTATCTCAGTTCCTTCTTTTATTGTGAAGGGAGTTATTGTATCCGCCACCGCAGATTTATAATAAATATTCGTTAAAGTATCAGGATTAGCGTTTACAAGTTCAGTCCTCTCTTGGGCGTTAAGAGCATAAGTTAATCCCAAAACATTGCTTCCTTGTAACCAAAATGTATAAGAAACTCCTATCAGATTAAGTGCAGTTCTATAATTAAGTGCTTGGGTCTCCTGCGTAGCGTCTGGAACAAGAAAAGTAGTAGCCCCTGTAAAATCATAATCACCAGTTCCCGTATCGCCAGTATTTAGAAGAAATAAATCATCTATGGTAGGAGATGCCCAAGTGCCCCCTAATTCGCCACCTGGGGCTGTGCCTACGACTATTTCTGCGGATAATGAAGCATTGGTTGTGCCTACGAGGTAATCGGCGTCTGTGGGGGCCCCAGAGCCACCCGCCCCCACAAAAGTAACCACTAAACCTGTGGCTGTATTAGATAGTGAACCATTGGGCATCCTAATTTTGGTGGGATACACAGAAGGACTGTCATCATTTTCTATCCAATTTACTGGGGGGAAAGCGGCGTAGGAATTTGACACAAAACAGAATATCACTAATATAATAAATAATTTACGCATAATTCTCCCTAATAAGTTACATAAAGAAACGCTACGCCATCACCCGAACTTGTTGAGTCAATATAAATTTTATTCAAATCGTCTATCTCCAATTCCAAATCTTGAAGTGGCACAAGTTGCTTTCCCCTACCGTTTGCTACTGTTGAACCCCCAACCCAGATGTTTCCAGAGTTAGCCCCTAAAGCAGTAATGAGGATTTTCTTGCAGGGTGTTGAGGTTGTAGAAAGTTGAACTGCTATTCCTGCGGTAGTTACAGTTTGTGAACCGTCTGAAATTTCGGTAGGTGGATATTCAAAAACTCCAAAATCGTTTCTTCTTGGTGTTAACGACATAGTTTATTCTCCTTGACATTTTAATAATAATGTGTATATATTTTGGGTATGTGGATATTTACAGAACGAACCTTTATTAGTGGTCTTATTCTTGGTTCAATCATCTACTTAATACTTTTTTTGTAACATAACCTCCAGCCGCTATACCACTTACCCATTTAGCAAGTTTTGCTGCCCTTTCTGTTCTATTCAAAGATAATATTTTACCCATTACATCCTTTGGTATTGTTTGCTGTAGTTTATCTAAAATAGCTGGGTCTAACTGATGTATATTTTTAAAGTTAGTTATTGCATTATTCCATTTAATATATGGTCTTATCTGTTTATAATTACTCATAAACTGCCCATATTCTTTATTAACTAAATTCATTTCAGGAGCTAAATTCATAACTTGCGATTTAATATCATTGGCAAGATTTAATAATACTCTATCTGCATTTGTAAAATCTACCTGCCTACCTTTATATTGACTCGCTAATTTATTTCTAATACTGGGTAAGTTCTTAATATATTTCTGTAATCCGTCAGCTTCCTGTAAGGATAAATTAGTAGGAACTTGTTTATTTTCTATAAATTGGTTTATTATATTCATTACTCTTTTAGCATTAGGTTCACCTTTTGCAAGTGCTTCACTTATTTCTACATTGCCCTTAATCGTATTCACAATATCGTCGCTTTCGTCAATTAAATTTAACAATGGTTCTTGTAGCGATACTCTTCCTTGCCCTTGCTTGATAGTTCGATTATAAACATCACCATATTTTTCAATTAAATTGTTTTTCACTTTTGCTAAACTAATCCTTGTTTCTTCCGCTAATTTAAGTTGATTTTTAGGGTTAAGCCAGTTTTTGCCTTTTGCTATGGCATACCCCAACCCAGTCAATACTCCACCAGCTAACGTTCCAGTTGCCGCCTGACCTAATCTCTGTGGTATCCCTACAATATCCTCTGTAGGAGTATATGCCGCACCCCCCAAAGCCCCTACCTTTGCTCCCTGTAACATTTTTGCACCTAATCTTGCTCCTACAGGAAGTTTAGCCAATCTACCAATTGCCTTGCCTAATGGACTTGTGACTATACCAGCAATGCCAGCCCCTTTAGCGGCTATATTGGCTACAGGGCTAGTGGTCTCTGGATATTGCAACCCGAATTTATGGGCAACTGCACGAGGTAAATTAAATGCTAATTGATTAAAGTAATGCGCGGGAATAGTGGCTACATCTTGGCCTGTCTGCGCTATTGCCGAAAGATAAGGGTTTGTTTGGCGCATACTTGGGGTTATTTCAGCACCAAAGGCAGACCAGAATGGCTTAGGTTGTTGTGGTTGTTCTGGAATAGGTTGTGGTTCTTCTAATGGCACTCCCCTGCGCTCTAATTCTCGTCTTGCTAATTCTGCTCTTGCTTGTTGTGGAGTGATAGACATATTAACCTCCGCCCGCTATTCTACGCAATTCTTCATCGGACATTTGAGACATATCGTTTTGTGGTTGATTGCTTTGATTGCCAGTCATTACTTTTTGAAGTGCCGCTTTCATATTATTCAAATATTCCTGTGCTTTTTCTGGAGCAAGTCCTTTTTTTAATGCTGTAGATGCCTCTCGTAATATTTGTCCTTCTTTTTCAGTTAATTGTCCAAAACCAGTAGCACCAGTTTTACTTGCTTCTTTCATTTGTGTCATTAAGTCAATCATTTTTCCAGAAAGTAATTTATCTACATTTGTTTTCCAAGTATATTCTGGAGTTCCATAAATCTTAGGAACATTACCAAATAAACCAAAATTCCTTATGCCTTTTTCAACCTCACCTATTGTGTTGAGGGCATCCTGTGCAGAGTCCTTAATAAATTGAGACTTTTGTTCTAATTGAATTTTTTTCTCTGTTTGTTCTGCCTCAAATTTTTCGCGTGTAACAGTTTCGGGTTTAGTGATAACTTTTGCTTTTGAAGAAATAAGTTGTCCCATAGGAGTAGTTATAGGTTCAGTTTGTCCAGTAGAAGGATTATAAATATAGGTTGGGGCTAAAGGCGATGGCACTTTATATTCCATCTCCCCAGTCTGGAAATTTATTCCCATACCTGGATATTGCTGTGCCTGTTGTGGATTAAATTTCAGATATTGTGAGGGTATTTTTGCACCAAATTTCTTTGTATAAACATCTTTGTAAAATCCTTCTCTTTGTTCAGGTGGCAACAATGTAGGATATTGAAGTCCTTGTGTTGGTATTCCTCTTTGTTGCGATAATTCTTCATAAGAAGGTTGAGTAAAAGCTCCAGGCATCATCTGTTGTGCCTGCTCAATATTCTTTTGGCGTTGCTGTTCTCCCATTTTCTTTTCTAGCATCATTTGAAACGCCATTTGGAGATAAGGCGTGATACCTTCGTTTAATCCCTCTACCCAACTTTTCTGTTTTGGAAGAACCGTAATTGAACCACCCATTTTAAACCTCCACTCTTATTTTGTTATGACAATTTTCGCAAAGCGTTTCTCCATTCTTTATGTCCCAAAATGGTTCATATCGTTCTGCCAATCTTAATAAAATATCCGTATCTTCTATGGGGGAAAATTGATTATAAATATTTAGAAATTCCCTTAATATTGAATTGAAAGATTTAATATGATGGGCGTTAAGATTACCACCATTGCTATTTTTACATTCTTGACAAATATAATTATCTCGTTTAAAAACTTCATTACGCCACCCCATAGATAGTTCATTATTGCGAATGAGTTGATATATGGGGGTTAAGCCAGTCCAACGAGGATGGTTCTCACCCATATAAATTTTGCCATTGTGTTTATTCATACATTTATAACTACAGAATTTAGCAGTATTAATTCTTGCAAAATTAACATAAAATTCCTTGCTACACCCTAAACATATTTTTACATATTTCCCAGTTTTATGAACACTCATCCAACAAGTTCTACTACAGTATTTAGTTGGTTCATTACCAACTATTTTACTTTTACAAACATAAAATATTTTATTACAAAATTTGCACACTAAATTTTTACCGTTTTTCTTCATTTAATTCCTTAATCGCTTCAATAATTATTGCTATTAAAGTCAAGGGTTTTAATCCTTCAATCTGACCTTTACTATTATAGAATACCGCTTCAGGAATAATCCTTACCACTTCTTCGGCGATAAGACCTATATCGTGTTTATCATTATGTTTCCAGTCAAACTCTACAATATTTAATTGTTTAATTATATCTAAGGCTTTGCTCATAAGGTCTTATGTTCTTTTTATATCTAATAGATGACATAGATGACATCATCATTGCCATTAAGGCTGCTCCACCTAATTGACCACCCATTTGTGCATAAGCACCCGTATTATCTGCTGATTGGGAAGTATAATAGTTAGGTTGTGAGGCTTGAAATATACTTTGATAAAGTTGGTCTGCTGATGGAACTGCTGATTGATATGTATAAGGTGAATAATTCGGTTGTGTAGTCCCAATCTGCGGATATAAAATTGAAAGATAAGGTGCGAGTGCTGACTGTGCATTTTGTCCCGCCACCATTCTGTTTTGATAATCTTGCGTTTGGAATTGGTTTAATAAATCACTTACAGATTGTGCTTCCGAAGCCTGGCTTCTTCCTCCATATAGTCCTCCTCCAAGGTTGCTACGTTCCCTCATTGCTCTTTGTAAATCCGAAACTGCTTTACCTCTTGTCGCCTCTTGTGCCGCCTGTTCTTGAGCAGTCATATACATAGGATTTTGTATTCTTTCTAACGCTTGTCCTGCACCCGCCTCCAATATCTTTGATTGGGTCGGGTATAATTCCTGTTGCAATGCCTGTTGTGTCTTTGCAAGTTGAGGATAATATTGATTATATAAACTTTGGTAAAGAGCAGATTGTTGCGGAAGCATCTGCTTTTGTATATCCATCTCTTGTTGTGCTACAAGAGGGTCATATTTTAACTTTGCCTCGGCGATTTGTGCCGCCGACTCGCCAGCCGATGGTGCAGGGGTAACGGGAGCCGCAGAAATTGTTGTTTCTCCCTTTCCGCACCTGCATCCGAAGAAATTACCCACGCATAATGGTTCGTTAAAATGGCACGGAAATAATTTATTAAATAATTTTTTAATCTGTTTTTCCATTTCTCCTCCATTTTTCTACTGGCATTAAAAATTTCTCATTGTTCAATCTATCATCGCAAAAGAATATATGAGTGCCTTCCTTATGCCTACTTATTCCCTCTCTTATCATATTTTTAAGTAATCCATTATTGCCATCCTTGACATAAGCCGCCTGAATATAAGCAATTTTACCTTCCGGGTTTTCAACATAATGATTGTCTATCTTGTCCAAATCCTTCAAAAAGAGCCAACAGGAGAAAGCAATTATCTCCTTGCCTTTTATTTTTAATATGTATTGCCCTTTTGTAATACAATTCGTTAAAGTTTTTATCCATTCTCTCTCATCCCATTCGTTACGAATGTCGCAGAGTTTGGCGATTTGAAGAAGTTCATCTATCACTTAACGCCTCTTTTAAATCCTCAAAATCCTTCATCAACTTCCCATCAATATTACTCCGCTGCAATAACTACTGGAACTAGTTCCGTCTCCTGCATTTTCATTGTATAATTTTATGGTAATATCGTAAGTCGTTCCATTGGTCAGGCTTGAAACATCAATCGTAGCAGTGGTAACCCAGGTAGGCGTAGCCGAGGCGACAGATTTTACTGTATTTATCTGTTCACCAATGTTTACTTTCAATATCACTTCCTTATCCTCATCGGTAACGATTGCCCATAATCTTGCGTGAATTGTAACCGTAGAAATCCCTGCGATTTTTACAAACCTTCCAGTTAAAATTGTATTTTCCGAGTTTGAGTAAGTGCCTATAAAAGTATAATGCTTAGTGTATGTGCTCATATTAGGAGTTAAAGAATTTCCTCCTACCACACCAAATTGATTGGTGTTGGCACTATCAGAACCTAACCAACAGAAAACAACATTGGAGGTATTAGCGTCGATTGACCATGCACCATCTCCTCTTAAATAATTGCTTGAACTACCCGTACCTGTACCTAAATTAGCAACAGGAATTTGTCCCGCTCCAGAGGGAATAGAAGAAAAAGAAGTTAAAGCAGCACCGCTAACTTTTGAAGCAGTTGTAATTTGGGCTAATTTGGTATCAACAATCGCCGCCGAACTATTTATGTCTGCATTGACTATTTCGCCATTCTTTATATCTGTTGATAATACACTTTCTCCGAGTGAAAGTTTAGAATACGTAATTGCCGCAGAAGAACTAACGTCAGCATTAACTATTTCTCCATCTTTAATATCTCCTGTTAATAAGGAACTTCCCAAATTTAATTTCCCATAGGTTATCGCCGCACTTCCTGATATATCCGCATTGAGTATTGTTCCGTCAAAAATTTTGGAGGTGGTTACGGCATTATCGGCGAGGGTGTCTACGCCCACGGAGAGGTAGCGATAAATATTATTCTCGTTAGTTTGAACTTCATCGGGTTTAATTGTTTCCAAATTTTTATAAGTATAAGTAGAAGAAGGAGGCGCAGCCCATAAAAGAATTGGTGTTAATAAAAACAATAAAAGCAATATTATTTTTTTCATATTCTCTCCTATGGCGTATTACTTAATAAAATTCCACGCCAAACTTTTGCTCCAGTAGTATTTATTTCAAGATAATAGTTTCCACCAGTATTTAATAAAATCATATCCCCACCATTGCCCTGTAAACTCCCGTCGGGATTGGTCGTGGTAGTATTGAGAGAATACCTCCCATTCGTAACATCCCAAAGTTGTTCTAAAGTTTCATTAAGGATGACCAATCCGTTTTGGTCAAACCCCGTAATCCTTTGTGGTTTAGGAATACGATAGGCATAACTAATCCCATTTACTAATAGACTTCCCAAAATTAAACCTACAATAAATTTACGCATTAAAAGTAATCCAAATCCCAAAACAAAAGCGAATATCCTTCAAGTTCCATCGGTTTGTCAATAGTGCTTTCAGAAAACTTGAACTTGATATACCTACCCGATACATTAAGAGGTATCCTTGTTAATGCAACGACAGTCCCGCCCCAAGTGCTTGTCCCCCAGATAGCAGTCCCCCACAGCGAACCTTCACCACCTATACTCACATCGGTTGAAGTAATCGCCGAAGAAAAATCGGTGGCGTGGTAAACTTGCATCGTGGCAGAGGTATCGGCAGTAGCCCAAAGAAATAACTCCCCGAAATTCTTGCGCATTGACGCAGAGCCTGTATCATACCATTTAGTCGTGTAATAGGCTTCTATCGCTCCAATAGAGTAACCTGTGCCTGTGGTTGCGGTTACTATCTGCCCTGTAACCATAATTCCCGTTGTTATCGCACTTGTGATTACCGCTTCTGTCCCTGAACCTGTGCCAGAGGTAAAACTTACTGTTGCTCCAGTTACATTGGTAAAACTGGCAGAGGTATCATATAAGACTATTTGACCAGTAGCGGTTGCGGTATCATAAGTCCCCCTACTGGTTATAATCCCAACCTTACCTCCTACATCACTATCTTTATTGGGGTCAATCATCTGGTAGATAACTGAGTCATAATTGCCGAAATAAACCTGCGGTTTTTCATTACTGTCGTTAGCGACACAAAAAGCATTAGCGTCTATCTGGGTATGTTTTGACCATTCACCTATTCCGTAATGGAAGTCCAATAGTAGATTATTTGTCCCAGAAGTGGCACAAGCAAGGTAATAGTGGGCGTTTTCTTGGTCGTTCACACTTACCGCATAGGGAAGTCGGGCCGAAGAAAGGCTGTCCATAACATCGCTGATATTGGTGGAAATTTCAGTAACCTTCACGCCATCGCAGAAATTGATTGTTTTGTCACGAGAAAGAAATATAAGCCCTTCGGCATTACCTATCCCTACGTGCTGGATTGAATTCTTGGCGATACAGCCTATGCCCTCGCTGACTTTACTGACATTGATCAACTCATCGCCCCCGACCAAAGAAACCTTATAAATGCTATCAGTAAGAAAGATATAGAGATTATCGTAAAGTGTGGCAAAACCTTCTATCTGTTGACCACCTAAAGCGGCAATATCCACAAAGTCATTATCTGACCAAGTCTCAATAAAACCTACATTAGACCAACGTATGCGGGTGGAGTGAACTGTTGCACCTGCGTTTTCGGTAGTATTGCCAAGAATAAGATAATTTTTCCACCAGATAATACATTTAGCGTCGGTAACAGGATTAGTCCCAGTAAGTCCAGAAAAGGAAAGTGCGGAGGTTGTTGCGGAAGTCCCCTGCGTCTTAATCGGCGGGTCAACATTATTAGTTCCTATGCCATAATCAAGAGCAGTTATAAATGACCATTGATAATCCTCGCCTTCGGTAATTGTAACGCCATTAGTTATATCTGTCTTTACTCCTGCCTTGGTAATGGCGAATAGTTTATTTCCACAAGTGGCTATCTTTGTGCGTGTGCCGGTCGAGGCATAGATTTCGTGCATACCCGTTACTGCTTCAAAGTTATCAGTCAAGGCGAGGGTATCTAATAGAGAGTGGAAGGCATAGCCATTGCGTTTTGAAGCAGCACCAGTTATGTCAAGGGTAATGTTTTGTAAATCCGCAGCCCTGCCATCCTTGACCACAACCGGGGAACTGGTGTCATCCAGCCCCAGAAAAACTTGAACTCCCTCAGGGGGAAAAATTCTTGCTTTTTCTTGTGCATTAGCACAAGTTAAAGATAATATTAAAAGTAAAGTTAAAAGTAGTTTTTTCATCATCCTAACGGTAAATCACATAAATCTAAGATATCTCTTTGACCTAAATTATTTAGTTGACTGCGTAAGTATGGAATATAGTCAACATTCTGAAGATCTGACTTAACCATACTCCTGACTGCCGCCGCATACATCCCCTGCGTTGCTGTTAATAATTCCAACTTGCCCTGATATTGATACACTTTCGCCATTGTGCCAAGTCGCACCACCCATAACCATTTCTCATCTATATCAGGCACATCATTGTCGCCTTCTAATCTGCGAATATGGGTAAAGTATTCAATGTAAAGAGTAATCGCCGATGTAGGTATGGGGTATAAAGAGATAATTTTAAACCGCCCTGTCCTTTCAGTAGGGGCTAATTTAACAAGTGTAGTAGTGGGAACTGTTTTCTTGGCAACCGTTATAACGCCAGTAGTATCAGCAGACTTGGATACCCTCAAAACTTTTCCTGCGTCATAAGTAATGCTTCCATTGACTATGGTAGTTCCCGTTAAAGTCAGGCTTTCCGTTCTCAAAAGCCCATCTGTATCATAACCGACTATTCTTATGGTTTGAGAAGTATCAGCGGTTTCAGAAGATATTACTGTAAGCAAATCATCTGCGGATAACCTGACCTCAACACCTTCATCTTCCCATATCCGATACCACTTGGGATTTCCTGTGGCTGTGGGGTTGGGGATATAGTCATAGAATAAGTCATCCGGGATAAACCTTATTTTTGTAGGCGTGGTAGTCTGCCTGATTAAAGCGATATTGTCTACATCTCTGGGGAGTTGGGCGGTTTCTGTGCTTACCGAAAGCGTAGTTTTCCTGCGGTTAAACGACCATAAATGATTATACCCGCGCATAGCCACGACTTGCTCGAAGGCCCAGGCTGGGTCATTGATTTCGCTTAAAGTAGCGTTGAGATATTCTTCTATAGTAGAATTAATTTGAGTTTCACGAGTATCAGTTGCTACACGATTACGGATTTCAAGTCTTGTTCTCATTTTGCACCTCGTTCTTTATTGTATAAATTCCTGCGTATGCCATCATTGCAATAGTAGAGGTTAGCCACAAATGGCAGAAAAAAGTTACGTAATTTATCAAGCAAAACCCAAAGAATATACTCGCTAATCTAATTGTCAAATCAGTTTTTAATGAATTAAATTTTCTGAAATAATCCCAGATGCACCAAAGAATTAAAATTAATCCTATGATACCTATTTCAAATATTACCTGTAAATACTCGTTGTGGACGTGTTGCCAATGAACATTTGTATCACCTATCCCGCTTAATCCGTATGTCCCAAGTCCAAAACCTGTGATAAACTTATTTTTTATCGCCTTACAGACCAAACTCCATACCCTAAACCTGTCGGAATTATAGAAGAAACTTTTATGGGTCAAATGCAATGCAATCAACGAAATAAACGACACCCCCGAAGCGACTATTGCCACCTTGCGGTTTTTAAACCACAACCAAAATAACGCCACCCCTATCCCTGTTACCAAACCCGTGGCTGAACCTGTCAATAAAATCAATAACCAAAGCAGAATTAAACATAGGATATTTTCTCGGCTTTTCTTGAAAAATAAGGGTTGCAGTATCGCAAGTAACCCCGCCAAGTGCATTGAGTTCCCGATAGTCCCAACCAACTGGTCGCCAGTGTCATTTATCCCCTTAAGAAATTCGTCAAGTTTTAGGTATTGTAGGACACAATAAAATAAAAGCAATATCACACTATACTTCAGCCACTTGAATATTCTCTCTATACTTACACTATCAAGATACTCTGTGATTAACCTATAAAGCCACACAAGGGACAATAGGTTAAAAAATGGCATAACTATCTTAACTGGATAATGTTGGGTGGCAGAAAATATCGTTATCCAACCATAAGCCGTTATCAAGCCAGCCCAAGCAATAAACGAACCTAATGGCTTGTTCAATACTTGAACATACTTAGGTTTCTCAAAGAACGAATAACAAAATAGTATTAGGATACTTATTTGGACAAAATGCCCTTCGGCGTGCCAAATGTCTGTTTGGCGAAACAGGAAACTACTCCAAGGTAATAAACTAAAGAATATAATGAATAAATTACTCATTTACCTTTATATTATCTATTTTTGAATCGGGCTTCATAACAATCGGCACATATAATTTTCTTGCCATTCATAACTTTAAAAAATCCACATTGTTTATGACATATAGAACAGGTTTTTTTAGCCCAATAATATTCTGTAGTTCCTCCACTATCACCAGAAGGCTGAAAGCGTGGATATGCACAACCTGATAATAATAAAATTAAAATTAAGATAAATATTTTCATAAAGACATTGGAAGGTGGGACTTTCGCCCCACCCCCCAAGTTTTACTAATTACTCAACGTTAGCTAATGTTGGTTGAATCATTATGAGCGAAGAACCAGCACCGATATCAGCTTCGATATCGTTACCAGCCGCACTTGCTTTGATTACAACTCCAAGCATTGCTTCGTCTGAGCCCACAACTTCATCTTCCACGTAACCAGCAGCACCAGCTGAAACTTCGGTGTTTACTGTGGGAGCTATATTATTGTTATGAACAACAGCAGGACCACGAATAATTATACGTCCTACAGCACCATTCGCAATACCTTGACCTATTGTCGTAACACCAGCAGTCCACGGGCTTGATTCATCATTACAGGTTTTAACCCACATTCCAGTATCATCGTAGATTGTACCTGCGTCTGAATCTGACGTATCAAAATCCCAGATTACGCACATTCCAGTAGCAATAGCAGACCCTGAACCGTTATAGACTAATTCAGTCCATACGGTAGGATAGTTCTTCGGGTCAACCTCTTGCGGGATGTTTGTTGCTTGGGCTAAACTCGTTAGAAATAATAACGAGATAGCCAAGGCAATAGAAAATAATTTTCTATTCATTTTTTTTCTCCTTGTTTATCTTGTTATTATGACCACGGATGATATCCGTTAGTCCGGCGTGAGCCCGTGGTTAAGTTTCCAAAGAGATACAATAACGCTACTCTCATCAATTGGTCGTGAGAAGGTTGCATCTCTGTTAACTCCATATTGCCTCTTGACAATACCTGTAACCAGAGGTTGTCCGTGTCAACGAAATACATCCCGCCAGCCGGACAATTGTCATCAGGAATAAGCGGCATAGTCTGATATGCTAAATGCAGGAAACCTGCATCCGCTAACTCAGTTGTGACATAGCGAATATTGGAGGTCAAAAGGGCCTCATATTCGGAATATAGGGTTTTGGTTGTAACTACCAACCTTGGTCCTTGCCTGCCGAAAGTGCAATTTGTGACCAAAGCCGACATCTTCGCAAAAGAAGTTGCCGCAGTCCCACTAAAGTCAGCCGTAGTCCCGATTTGATTTTGCCAATATTCGTTGCCAGATGCAGACGCATCAATGCCACCTACATCTGTTTGGCCTGAAGGTGCGGGATTGATTAGAAACTGTAAACCATCAATATCCTTATCCCCTGCCCCCGTGCCGAATACCTGATCCCCCATAATCTCCGCCATAGAAATCTTGGCGCGTGTTACGGTTTCCTCTACAAGGTCAATCAACTTCTCTTTGTTCCCAGCATTCATCGCTTCCTCAAGCAATGAAATGACAATTGAACCAGCAACTATCTTTATTGGATACTCTGCACGAGTCATATCATCCATTAAAGGCGTATCGATGGTTTCTGTCTTTGAATAGGATTTGAAAGAAGTGTTTGGTTTGTAGTAGATAGGATGGGTAAAAGAACGCCCACCCGACACTATCTTTAAGTTGCCCTTTTTCTGGAGCATATAAAGTAGTGCATTGTTCGTGGAAACTGCGTCAAAAACTTCCGAGGGGAGGTTCTGAAGGGTCGTGGTAATCAGTTTAGTGAAATTACTGTTACCCGTTGCCATTAGAAACTCCTTGAGTTGTTAGAAACCTAAAACTCCATATTTTCTGCGGATTTTTCAATCCTTTGTCGCAAGGTCAACTTCTCCTTTGTCGGAGGGGTCGCCCCCTGCGGGATTGAACGTTGTTCCACATTGGCTTGTTTTTTGGCTTCTATCTTTTGTTTAATATTGATATTCCCCTGTTTCTCGGCATCGGCAACCCTCTTATCCCACATAACAGTTTTATACGCATCTTCGGGAAGATAACCCATCTGGATTTTTTCGGCAATGGCTATCTCTTCAGGTGAGTTTGGTTTTATGTCAGAATGAGATGCCCTGAACTGTTGGACTTTCATCTGCGCCAACTCCATCCTTCCTGCGTCGATAACTGGACTAATTTGCCTAATCTTTGTTTCGGCAATCTTCTCCGCCCTTGCGTCCATCATCCGCATAAATTTTTCTTCCTCTGGTGTCATACCTGCGTATGGATCTTGCGTAGGTTGCTGTAATTGCTGTTGAGATTGCTGGGCAAGGCGCTGTTCTAATTGCGTCTTATACCAGTTTTTCTCATCAACAACTTCTTTCAGCCGAGAATACGGAACTCTTGCTTCTTCTTCCGCCTGTTGTTCTGCCTGCTCTTGAGTTGCCTCCTCTTTCGCTGGAGTCTGCGTCTCTTGAGTCGGTTGTTCTAATGCCTCTGGCGAGGAAGCGATTGCTGCGCCAAGTGCCGATGACGAATCCGGCGTTGCGTCAATTTTTTCGTCTGCCATTTACCACTCCTGTTTTACGACTGGTTCGGGGTCGAACCGGACATATTTGTATGTATATGCCAACATTTAACTCGGACTTGGTGAAAGCCGAGGTCTTGATTGCCTAATTAAATTTTCCAATCTTTGCAAAATCCCATTAAAAGAATCAAATAAAACTTTATTGTTATTGCCAGTAGATACTCTGACAACTTGTGGTTTTAAAGTAATGCTCTTTATAGCGTCCTCAAGAGAGTTAAGCTTAGAGGTAAAAAGTTTGATATTCTCCCCATCACTATCACTCTTATTTTCCTCAATACTTTTGATTTTCCTCTTGAACTCATCCCTTAAAATATTAATTCTTTCCTGTTGCCCCTGTGTCATCATTGACTTATTCATTACGAGCATTTTATTGAAATTGCTCATAAATGAACTTTGCATAGACTCAATTACTTTTATGTAATCAGTCTTATCAATGAAAGATTTATATTGCTGGTCGAGTTTTCTCTCAAGGTTATCCATTCTCTTAGAAGTCAAATCATTTTTCTTTTCATCGGGAATAATTACTTTTATTTCCATATCAATTCCCTCTTACCATCTGAGCCTTCCCACCCTTTTTCTTTACTTCAATGACTTTGTTTCCTCTAAATGCCAACCGTATCATTTTCCCTTTTTTAGTTTTCTTCCAACGATACCTGACACCCTCTCCTAAAGGCATATCCCGCCTCCTTTATTTTCCCAACTTGCCTACCTTGTGTTCCATCCCCTTGGCCTGCACTTTCGACGGGTTGTTATAAGGACCGCCGACTTCTTTTCTTGGAGTAACATCCCTTGCACATCCATCTTTCGGTGCGCCCTTGCTTGCCTGTTTCGCTATCTTTATTCCTACCATTTCATTTTTTATCGCCATTTGTTCCTCCTTTTAGTTAAATTATCATCTATACTTATAACCTCGGCTCATTGTTTTTTGCCCGGGGAAAGAATAGTAAGTAGAACCTTCTTTTTTTGCTGTTGGTCTGCCACCTCCTTGCATCATCAAACCTTTTTCACGCATATATGCACGCTTTTCTCTTTTGGTTTCAAAATGTTTATTTAAGACCATATCAAAGTAACCTTGCTCTGGACACCACACTGGCCCGTTAAGCCCGGCATTAGCGTCTCTAAATCCATCGCCTATCAATTCTAACTGGTGCGTCTTTTCGTTCCAAAGGTATCGTGCCATATTATGCGAGAGGTATTGTACTTCCTTTTTCTCCGCCCATACTTGACATAATATCCGCAGGTGTCGGAGGATTAGCCTGTCTCTGTTGCGGGATTACCCCTACTCCAGCACCACCTGTCCCCATGGGTTGCTGTCCTGCCCCAGGAGGCGGCAACATCGCCTGTTGTGGCGTCTGTATGGGTTTTATAATCCGTGAAATGTTTGTAAATACATCAGGGAACATCTGAAGATATTTCTTGAATATCTCTGCCAACTCTATCTTGTATCCCTGCGCCGCAAATGCCTCCAATACGCCCTTGCCACCGAGGATATTGACCATATTCTCAACCTGTTTACGCAATACGGGCAAATCGGGTTTCTGGGTAGAGCCGACCTCTATTTGGAAGTCGTATTTGCCTGTAATAAGTTTATCCTGCATAAGTCGGTCAATGGGGTCCAGCCAAGAATATCTCGGTGTCCCAGTAACATCATCAAAAGCAGTGTCACCTGTGATAAGTTCTATCTCCTCCAAATCGACGAACTGCCTAATTATCTGCCAGAGTTTGCGGCCTTGTCTATTTGAGAAATCCGCTACCATATCCGCCTTGTCAGAAATCCTCAAGTTCTGTCCCGCCTGCCCTATCTGGGCTTCAGTAGCAGTCTCGGCCGAAGTAAGGCCGGTCAACATCGCCCGTGTGATACCTGTCTCAAGTGAAATAATATCAACCATTTTATCAATAAGCACCATCAAATCGCCCTTGACCTGGGTAAAAGCAATTTCTTTAATTGCTTCTGAAGGATTTTTATTACAAGCAACTAATGAACCGAGCATGCCATCTCTCAACGCCTTCTTGCCGGCTTCAGTAACTCCTGTTTCATCATAGGCAAGTTTAGTCATAAACTTATCTAATTGCTCAAGGATATTCTCAAAGGTATTATTTATCCTGTCCTGCAAAGGTTTGGTGATGTCCACCTCGGATTTCGGATAAAGTTTATGTCCGTGTTTGTTAAAAGTCAGGGTCTCATACTGGAATCCGTCTATCTCGTAGATTGAATTATCGTGCCTCAATGCCACATAATCATTCTGGTCTTTAGCCAAGACTAAAATATTAATTCCATCATCAGTCTTGTAATGTATCTCATACAATTCTATCGGCTTGAACTTTTCTATTTGTGTGGTGGGGATGTCCTTCTGATATGTTGGTTCTAAATCCATACCCTTCAAATCCTTTGTATTCTTATAATTTTTATTATTTTTCACAAGGTCTAATTTGGTAACTATTTTTTCATAACAATAATTAGCCTCATAGATTGAGTTAGCAGAGGGGTCTATGCCGAAGTTAAAAGGATTGACCCAAATTATATAAGGACTTTCAGCGATGATAAATTCATTCAGGTCTATATTCTTGGGTAATTCCTCCGGAGTTTTAGGTTTCCTCAACCCCAACATTTCCAATATTCCCTTCTTCTTCTCTTGTTGTCGTTTTTTCTCTAACTCTAAATCTTCGATGTCCATACCAAAACGGGTAGCATAGCCGAGTTTGCAGACACCCATACCCAAAACATAAGCATCAAAGATAATATGTTGGTTTACCCGTTTTACATCAATCTGTTTATAAAAATGGTTCACTATCGCCGAGACATAAGAGGATGAATCTTCGTCCTGCTTGCGTTTGGGTATGGCTACGATGTAAGGGTTTCTGTAATACAGTGACGGGATTATATTCTTGACTATGGGATAAATTATATTCAGAGGGACGAGGTAATTGGAGTCTATTTTAGAATAGTCCTCCAAGTATCGAGCAGAAAATCCTTTCTCAAAGTATCCGATATTCTCCCCAACGCCTTTTATTTCGCCCTTGAAGTTA